AACTAGATCTGTTCGTGGTATTCCCAATTTTGTAGACGCAAATTATGCTGGAACAGAGAAATCAAAAGATTGTATTTTAATTTTAGCAGAAGGACTGAGTGCCATGTCTGGTATTGTATCTGGTTTGGATACAGATGATCGAAATACTATAGGAATATACCCTTTGAAAGGAAAAGTTCTAAATGTACGAGGTGCTACACGCGATTTGACTGAAAATCGCGAATTGGCAGATTTAATTAAAATATTAGGATTGCGCATTGGCGAAGAATATAAGTCTTTAGAAGACGTAAATAAACGCTTACGCTACAGCAAAATTATGATTATGTCAGATCAAGATTTAGATGGTTCACATATTAAAGGGTTGTGTATTAATTTATTCCATTCTTTATGGCCATGTTTAGTGAAAATCGATGGGTTTTTATGTTTTATGAATACCCCCATTTTACGAGCTAAAAAAGGAAGCGAAGTGTTACGGTTTTATAATGACGGGGAGTACAATAGGTGGAAAGAAAGTCTCCCCAATAAAAGTACAAAAGGGTGGACATTAAAGTATTTCAAAGGGTTGGGTACTTCTACTGCTACTGAATTCAAGGAATATTTTGCCAATAAAAAAATGGTTGATTTCCATCATGAAGAGACCCTTAGTGATAATACAATTGATATGGTCTTTAACAAAAAACGCGCGGAAGATCGTAAACAATGGTTAGAGAATTACAGTAAAACCAGTTATTTGGATACCAATCAAAAACAAGTTTCTTATGATCATTTCTTCCACAAAGAAATGGTACATTTTAGTGTGTACGATTGTGAACGATCAATACCTAATATGGTAGATGGTCTAAAGACCAGTTTACGAAAAATCCTGTACTGTGCTTTTAAACGCCGACTCACTCAAGAGATTAAAGTTGCCCAATTTTCCGGTTATGTTTCAGAAAATAGTGCTTATCATCACGGAGAGGCCAGTCTCAATGGTGCTATTGTCAATATGGCCCAAAATTTCGTAGGTTCCAACAATATTAATTTATTAGTACCAAATGGACAATTTGGTACACGATTAAAAGGCGGTGAAGACAGTGCGTCCGAAAGATATATATTTACTCTACTAAATCCACTGACTCGTTCGATTTTCCCAGAACAAGATGATATTATACTGGATTACATAAATGACGATGGACAAATTGTAGAACCTACATTTTATTGCCCTATTATTCCATTTGCGTTGTGTAATGGAATATCTGGTATTGGTACGGGATTTTCATGTAATATACCCTCTTATAATCCTCTACAGTTAATTCAAGCAATCCGGCACAAACTGAAAAACCAAATGGATGAATTTAATACACTACAATTTAATCCTTATTTTGAAGGATTCAAAGGTACTGTTAAATCTGTAGAAGAAAACAAATATCTAATTAAAGGTTTGTACGAAACAGTCAATGATACCACTATTATTATTCGGGAGTTGCCCATTGGAACATGGACAATGAATTACATTTCATTTTTGGAAGAGTTATTGGATGGTGATAAAAAGAAAAAAGCCAAGCCAATAGTAAAAGACTTTACAAATATATCAACCGAAATGGTTGTTCACATTACTGTACAGTTAGAAAAAGGAGTGAAATCCACATTGGAATCTACTGTAGATAATAATGGTGTAAATGGATTAGAAAAGGCATTGAAATTAACTACTACTGTGAATTGTAATAATATGAATATGTTTAATCAAAACAAGCAATTACACAAGTATAAATCTGTACATGAAATAATCGAAGCATTTTACGATGTTCGTGCTAAGATGTACGAGAAAAGAAAGATGGCACAAATAAAAGCAATGGAAGCTCGTGTATGTGAATTATCAAATCGTGCTGCGTTCATTGTAGAAGTCGTCAACAATACAATTGATTTGCGTAAATTGGAGTCTGATGAAGAAGTAAATACTCTATTAAAATCGAAACAATATGCCATGATAAATGATAAATTCGATTATTTAACCCATATGCCTATGCATACTATGACAAAAGCAAGGGTCAAAAAATTACAGGAAGAACACACTAAAATTAAACAAGAGTTGGAAATATTGAAAAAGACTTCTATTGTGACAATGTGGTATAAGGAACTAGATAATTTAGAGTTGGAATATGAAGAATATAAAATGGCCCGAGAAGCTCTATTAGTACAAAAACCATCTTCTTCTACTAAATCAAAAATACAGAAAAAGGTTTCAAAAAAGACAAAATAAAAAAAATATGAACAGTTATATATAGTATAGTTGGATTATGAAAATTAAACTTATAAAAAAATCGGATATACCAAAGTTTAGACAATATTCTATACAATATCAGCCGTTTTTTTCTGATTCAGAAATATTGACTACAGCAGAATTTGAAAAATATAACAATATATATGGATCCCAAAGTGAATTATTTTTTACACCCGATGGACACTATTTAGTGGGAATGACATTAAAACATTTATATGTAACCAAACAAATCGATTTGGCTCTTTCTATAGTTTCTATGTTTGTGTCTGTGACAAAGTCTGAAAAGTCTGAAATTAAATCTCAGATAAAAAATCTATTTAGTAAAAGCAAAAGATCATCGGTCACTCAATCTGGTGGATTTTATCGGAAATTATTTACAAACACAATTGTGTTTGTAATGATTGTATACCGGTTAATGAAAATTAAATCCATTGTACCGAAAGTAGTAGAAGAATTACAATTAGTGGACAAAGATTTGAAAATAACTGTAAATACATTAAATTCAGCTTTGAAAATGTCCGATTATTCAATTGAAGAATCATATAACGAATTACTAAATAAGCCGGTAAATCAAACATGGACATACAATTTTATTACTACTTTACAGTCTACAATTATCAATAGAGAAATACTAAATTCACCCGAATTTATTGAAGATAATGAACGAATGATAAAATCATTTGTAATGATTTATGACTATGTCAATCACAACAAATTTGCTTTAATAGCAAAACGAAAATACGAACAGAAAAAGGAATCTGAATTTCGAGTCAATATGATAGTAACGATAAAAAGGTACAAACAAGAGAATGAATTACAATTGGAATATTTTGAAGATAATGAGAATTTTACCGTACAAAAAAGAAAGCAGATTAAAAAAGATTTGGATGTATTTTCAAATTTATTAAGTGATATTTCTACAATAATTTCGAAAAAAGAAAAAATGAGAAACAATACCAAAGTAACAGAAATAATTGAAAAATTAGAAGCAATTTCTAACAAATTGAACAAAGACAAACATGATTTGGAAGACCGATTACAAAATTTATCAGAGTCAAGAGAATTGACAATTGTAGAACCGAAAAAGACACAATCTGATAGTAGTTCACTTGTGGTATCCGAAACCAGCACATATATACAAAATCAAATCAAAGTGTTCTACAATTATTTGACTACTCCTATAAAAACAATAATGGATTTGATGAAGAAATTTACAGACACAATTTCATACGCAACTAATGTAGGTACAGACGTATTTAACTTATTCAAAGCATTTAATATATCTGATACGTTCAATAACATAAGTGAATTGACTAAATTGTTACAACTGACTTACATATGGCAACGATTGTCTAATTTGAAGTGGTTATTGAGTGAATTAGTATATACACTTGCTGGAGGACTGGGACTAAAAGGGCTAGGTTATCGGTTCACTAGTTCTTCTACTACAAATGGTAAAGCCAAACTGGTTACTAAAACACGTAGAAGACGATGTCCAAATGGTTCTCGTCGTGACCGCAAAACGCAAAAATGTAAAGATATAAAAACGGGAGAATTTGTAGATAGTATACCAGATCAGCAACCCGCTCCGACTAAAAAAGCGGCACGAAGAAATTTTTTGACTACTCGTAGGTCACTTCCTCTTATCTTTTAATGGAAGTTTATCAAGAATAATTATAATATAAAGATAAATAGTTTTATATTGTATAAATTATAATGGAACCTCATTTAGGAAGAAATGACAAAGAAATGTTTTACAGATATTTAAAAAATACAAATATTTATTTTGAATATGGTTCAGGTGGAAGCACATATCAGGCTAATAAACAAAATAATATCAAAAAAATTTATTCTGTAGAAAGTGATATTCAGTGGCAAAATAAACTGAAAACAACGATTACAGACTCTAAAATTAACTATATATTTAATGAAATGGGCACACTACCGAATAGTTGGGGTCATCCAGGTAAAAACGCAACTAATACACAAAAAAAGAATTATAGTGATCACATAAGAAAATTGACTAAAGAAGAACAAGATAGTATAGATTTAGTTTTTATTGATGGAAGGTTTCGTGTTGCGTGTTGTTTAAAATGTTATGATATAATTACAGAAAATTGCTTAATCGCTTTTGATGATTTTTTAGATAGAAAACCTTATCACGTAGTGTTAAATTATTTTGATATTGTAGAAAAGACAAAAGACAATAGAATGGTTATCCTAAAAAAGATTAAAAACTTGAATATTCCCAAAGAACTTATAGAAAAATATGAACTTATTAAGGATTAAAAGATATCAAAACGCATTACACCTTTAAACAATAGAAGCCAACACTATTGTATATTTCTCCCATCTGTATGTTTTATAACTTGAGGATGATTTAATTCTCCAAATAAATACGTCCCATATTTATTATGTATTTCTTCATTTTTATTTTTACGATGAAGTATTTCTTCCATTGGACGACCATTAGGACATTCTTTCATCACAATATCAGTATAATATTTTGTTAAACATAAATGATTATTGTCAGACCAACCTGGTGTTCTTGTATACATATAATTCTTTTGTTTTACCTGTAAACCAAATAAATTATTTAGACTATCAAACCCTGTCTTAATATTGCTTCGTTTATTAAATCTAACATGCTTAATATTATTATTTACTTCTATATCTTCTATTACTTTTTGAATATCAAACTTTGCTATAAATGGCAAATCGTGTTGGATAACTAAAATATATTTTGAATTAACATATTGTAAAGCATTTCTTATATTACCTGTCAGATGTCCGTGGTCTTTTCTCTTTACAATTTTTATATTTGAGTAAGATTTAATATATTCATTTAAATTTTCAAAATATTTAATATAGTTAATATGATTATTATAATCATGTGCTAAAATAATTTCAGTGTCATGTGGGATATTTATTAATTGTAATGATTCAATAGTATCTTGTATTAATTTAATTTTAGGATGGGATGGAATAAAACTGACTGTTATAATTGCTGTTAATACATGCATATTATATTATATAATATAATTTGATTTATTTAATTATATTATAACACATCATAAACATAAAAATAGTGGTCATAACTGCGTTTTGTTTCATTTTTCTTTTTAGTTGATGTAATAATTATTCAAATACTAAACTATTTAATTTTTTCGTTTGAATAATTCTTTTATCAATTAATTTTTTTGCTCCATTATTAGAAAAGTAATAACATTTACCATATATATTAAACAAT